ACACGAACTCGGTTTGGATCTCGACGACGTATCCGCCGCCGTCGGGGTCTTGCACGCCGGCCGTCGACATTGAGCCCGGCAGGCACCAGAGCACGGCGCCCCCGAGCGTTATGTCGGTCTGCGTGATGTGCGTCTGAATCTCGGCGAGGATGCCGTACGCGGCCTCGAACGCTGCGCGCCCGTCGGCCTCGCGGTTACCGGATGCCGCGACCCACGCCCCGACGGAGAGGCCAATACGAACCGCCTCGTCGAACTGTCGGCGCGCGCCGATGTTCACGAGATCGGGGTCGACTGATACGTCTTCCATTGCGACCCAGCGGGTTGCCTCGACGACGTCGGGGGGCGCGTAGTACCGGTCGATGTTGACGCCACGGTGAGCGGTCGCATCCTTGACGGCCTGCCACACGCCGTCGCGCGCGGCGAGAATGCCGGTTGCTTGGCTGATCCCGCTCACGCGCCACCCCCGTAAAAGATGCGGGGAGGGAAGGGGGCAAGCCAGACGGCGACTTTCGCGGGCATCCCGACTCCTGCGGGCGCGGTCGGCTCGGCAGACTGACCGCGGGCGTTCGTGCCACCCTTGGTCTGATTCCACATGAGCTTCCCCCACTCGCGGGCGCTCATCTCGAACTCGGGCGGCAGACCGACACCGGCGATCTCATGACGGTGCGGCTCAACCTTCCGCCCGGTGTCCCGGTCGATCATGCTGCAGACGGTCGCCGCGAAGAACGCGAGATCCTCCTGCTCGGCCGCGATCTGCTCTGTCGTGAGCCCAATCGCCTTGCCGAGCACGTCGGCCGCGATGGGCCAATTTCCTGCCACGGTCGGGCCTCCTCTCACGAGAGAGGGCCGCACCATTCCGGCGCGGCCCTCTCTCAGCGATGGTTACTCGGCGAGCTTCGCGTAACCGTTTGCGACGTACAGCGCCGCCTCTTCCGCCGGCAGGGTGATCGACTCACCCGCTTCCGGCCACGGCTCGCCGTCCCGCAGGCCGGTGATCGTGATCAGCATCACGAGCTCCACCCCGTCGAGCGCGTCGAGCGTGTCGGCCGCCTCGGCAGCGGCCTGCGCCTCGGCAGCGGCCTGCGCCTCGGCAGCGGCCTGCGCCTCGGCAGCGGCCTGCGCCTCGGCAGCGGCCTGCGCCTCGGCAGCGGCCTGCGCCTCGGCAGCGGCCTGCGCCTCGGCAGCGGCGGGGTTGCCCCCGGCCGCTGCCGTCTTGCGCTCGCCCGCCATCAGGACGTCGCCCCGGCGAAGGCCTTCACGGCCGACGCGTCGAGCAGTCGGCCGTCGGCGCGGAGAACCGCGCGGAACGCCTTCTGATCCGAACCGAACAGCGCCTGGTCGCTGGACTCGACACGGGTCGAGCCGACGAGACGCACCCAGTAGCGGGAGAAGTCGCCGTAGAACATCGAGCGGTTGCCGAGGCCGATCGCGTCGATGAACGGGTCGCGGTACAGCGGGGCGCCGAGCAGGGTCGACGCCTGGCCGGCCTGACCGTTGGGCTCCCAGAGGTAGCGGCCCGAGCTGTCCTTCAGCTTGCGGACACCGGCGACGGCCGAGTTGGACGCGACCCACGACGACTTCGGCTGGTACGGCGCGAGCACCGATTCCTGCAGGTCGATCAGGTTGTCCCACGACGGGGCGCCGCCGACACCGGTCGCGCCGGTCACGCCGACGGTTGCGGCGGTGGCGATGCCCTGCGGGGCGCCCGTGCCCGAACCCTTCGCGAGATCCTGACCGAGCGAGATACCGATGTTCTCGCCCATGAGACGGATCACCAGACCCTCGATATCGAACAGGGAATCCTGAACGAGCTCGTTCGAGACGCCGCGGTAGTCGCCGTACTTCTTGCTGCCGAACGACACCTGGTTGAAGCTGGGATCGGTGCCGGGCAGCTGCACGGCCTCGGTCGCGGCACCGGCCGCACCGAACGACGCGAGCCGGGGCAGCGTCACCTGCTCGCCACTGGTGGTCGTGAACACGTACGCACCCGCGGCGTAGATGCCCGAGAACTGACGGAGCGGCTCGACCAGCTGCGCGAGGAACGTCTGCCCCACGATGTTGCCGCCGGCCGTCGCGGTGCCGACCGACAGGGCACGCATGAGCACCTGCGAGCTCTCGCGGGTGGCGATGGCGCGCGCCTCGTTCACGTTCGTGACGTAGTCGAGCGGGGTACGCGAGTCGGTCAGCGCGGCGCGGATCTCGTCGGAGAACTTCTTGACGTCCGCGGCGTTGCCGAACGCCGAGCGGTTGTCGAGCAGATCGGCGGCGAAGTCGATCGCGCGCTGCTCGAGATCACGCTGCTGCACGAGCAGGGTGATCCGGTCGTCGTACGAGTCGAACGCCTGCGTCAGCTTCTCGAACTTGCCGCGCTCCTCGGCGGTCAGCGCGCGCTCGGCGGCGATATCGGCGAGGGGCTTACCCTCGGTCTCCCACGCCCGCTTCTGCTCGTCGGCGAGTTCCCTGATTCGTTCCTGAATGGTGGTCATTCGGGTGTGTCCTTTCTCAGATCCCGCGCTTGCGGGCTCGATTGGCGAGCGCGGGGTGCGTCTCGCGGGTCATGGCCGCGGCGCGCTTGGACGCCTCGGCCTCCCACTCGCCGGGGGCGGCGGGGGAAGGGTGCAGGGATGCGCGCACGGCGTCGATGTCGACGGCGCTGCGCATCTGCGTGGTGGCCGCCCAGTAGGCGGGGTCGGCCACGGGTGCGACGTCGCTGAGCGTGGCGCGGGTCACCCGGCGCACGAGGCTGCCGGCGGCGTTCTCGCGCCACTCGACGTCGAGCGCGTGGAACGCGAACGACGAATGCCGGTAGTCGCCGCGCTTCGCGAGCGCGGCTACGTCGCGGCCGGCGCCCGTGTCGGGCAGATCCACCTCGTACCGCACACCCACGTCGTCGATGTAGAGACGCAGCGTGCCGGCGTCGGTCGTGCCGAGCAGCAGTCGACTGTCGTGCTCCGCGCGCGCGATCACTCGCGTGTGCAGAGCCATGTCGACGCGGCCCTCGGCATCCGGTGCGCCGAACGCCTCCGGTGCGATCTCCTCGAACCACCCGCCGAGATCACGGGAGGGCGAGTCGAACACGACCGCGTAACCGGTCAGCACGCCCACACCCCCCGACCCCTCGGCTGCGGCTCGAAACTCGGTCGGCTTGTCGACGACCCGGCGCTCGAGCTCGGTCATTGCGTCCCCCCTTCGGGCATCTCGACGCGGGACGTCGAGTCAGATTCGGATTCGGATTTCGTGGTGGCGTACCAGGCCTGCCACTGCTCGATCTCGACCTCGCTCACGCCGCGGCGCCCGAGATCCCGGCGCGCCTCCGCGAGCGTGAGCGTGCCGTTCTTCAGCTGCTCGGTGATCGCCCGCATGTACTCGAGCAGCCCGGGCCGCTCGAGGCGGGACAGGTCGTAGGTCACCTGCTGCCCGAAGGGCAGGAGCCTGCCGAACGCGGCCTCCGCGCGACCGGACACGCCGCCCAGCGTCTTGATGCGGAACAGCGTCTGATCCATCTCGCGATTCGAGTAGGTGCGCGACGAGCCGGCCTTGCCGCCGACCTCCTCGGGCGGCACCCCGAAGATGATCGCGATTTCCGTTGCGGATGCCTCGATCGTCTGCAGGAACTGCGCCTCCTCGGGAGTGACGGTGACCTTCTTGTAGTCCCACTCCCCCGGCAGCGCGACCGGCTTTCCCTCCGCGGCGGCTCGCACGAAATCGTCGCGCGCCTCCGTGAGCACCTTCCCGTCGACCCGCGTCCCCTTCGCCTGCAGGATCGCGGGCGGCATCGACGACTGCTTGAACCAGCGGCGGCCGTACTGCCGCGCCAGGTCCGACCACTCGAACGACGACGCGAACTCTGCGATCGGCGAGAGTCCCTTGACCGTGCCGGCCCCGAGTTGCTCCCGAATGTGCAGCAGGTTTCCGCCCTGCTGCACCAGGTCGACCGGGCGCCCGTTCACGCGGTAGCTCGGCCGCAGTGGGTTGGTCTCGTCGATCGTCACGTAGTCGTCGGGAATCCACTGGCAGTAACGGCGGGCGTCATCTACCAGCCCGTAGGCGTTGCCTCGGCTTTTGAGCTCGTGCACCATCTGCACCCGGGAATCCCAGACGAACAGCGACGGTGACGGGTCCGAAAGGATCAGCGGCGTATCGACGATCTCCCGCTGCCCGTTCCGCGTCTCCGTGACGGTCACGTTCGCCTGCGCCCACTGATCGGTTATGTACCGGATAGACGCGTACACGGCCGCCTGCCGCATTGCACCGCCGCGGCCGAGCCCCTTCCAGGACACCCCGAACACGTCGGATGCGCTCAGATCTCGGGTCTCGGCCGCGCGCGTGAACAGGCTCATGATCGCCGCCGGACCGGCAGCGGGTGCACGATCAGCAGCACCGCGATACCCGCGATGATGAGCGCGACGGGCAGCGACCACATCGCCACCCCGACGACGATCAGCAGCACGCCGAGCGCCTCGAGCAGATCGTCGCGGAACGTCGCGAGGAACGATCGCAGCACCGCCCATGCGGCAGCGAGCGCCGCGCGCGGCTTCATTCGGTCGGTCATCCGGCCTCCTTTGTCGTGCCGTTCGCGGCGCGGAACGCTGCGATCGGGTCGTATGCGAGATCCGGCAGGAGCTCGGCGAGCATCTGCCGTGCGTAGGTGATGGCGACGAGCGCGGAAACGGGGCGCATCGACTTACCCCTGATCCACTTCCACCCGGCGTCCGTGGCTTTCGTGCTCGCGGATTTCAGCGCTTCGGTGAGCTCGTCTTGCCCGAGGTGCACGACGTCGTGGTTCAGCACGGCGTCGAGCAGGCCGGGACCGGCGACGGCGATGTTCGCGGCCGTCATCACGCGGGCGTCGATACCCGCCTCGAGCAGCTTTGGCAGCAGGAACCCGGCCGCGCGGTGCTCGAGGTAGACCGGTCCGGGCGCCTCGCGCACGAGGTCGACGATGCCGGGCACCTCGAGCCCGTCGTCGCCGTCGAGAATCCAGTCGGTGCCGGGCGCGTCGGCCAGCACTTCCAGGTGCACCTTCGTGTCAGTGCGGATGCCGGCGACGGCGATCGACGCCCACGCTGATTCGGGCGCCACGTCGATGACGTACACGACTTCGTCGCGCGCCACCTCCGACCCGGGGTCGACGACGGCCTCGTGCTCCCACCGTTCCCTCGGGATCTTCCACGTCTTTTCGACGTCGTCGCTCCACCAATTGAGGAACGGCCGCAGGAATCCGCCCTGCATGGCCTCTCGGAACGCGGCGATCTTCGTCTGATTCGTCGTGTAGCCGAGCGCCGGCATGCACCCCCACCAGGTAAGCGGGTCGTCGGGATCTGCCCCGTCGGGCGCCGAGTATTCGACGTACATCGTGCGCATGCGCTGCGCGTTCAGCAGCGACGGGTCCGCGCGGAGGAGCTCGACACGGGCGCGGCCCGCCTCGGCTTTCTTCCACATGAACGGGGACTTCGTCTTGGACTCACCGGCCGTCGAGATCCACAGCGATTGCGCGTCGTCGACTGCGGTCGTCGCCGGCATGAGCGCGGCCTCGAGGCGGTCATCCTTCTGCGCGAAGATCTCATCGCCGACGGTCAGGCCGAGCGTTCCACCGTGGCCGGCGTTCTCTGTCGGCGCGTCAATCGACCACTTCGACCCGTTCAGGAACTTCATGTGCTCGCCACCGTTGGTGAGATTGAGCGTGTTCCCAGTGCGGTTCCGCTGCAGCAGCTGCCCGAACGGCGACGCCGCGATGCGGTGATGCTGCTCCTCCTGCAGCTTCTCGAGCGCCTTCTCGCGCGTCTGCGCGATGTACAGCAGGTACTGCCGATCAGGCCACATGATCATCCGGTGCACGCCCCACGGGAGGACGATCGAGGTCTTCCCCGACTGACGGGGAACGATGATCACAATTTCCGAGTACCAAAGCAGCCCCGTCGCCGGGTCGATCTCGAACGCGGTCTCGAGGATCTCCCGCTGCCACGGCATCGCCGCCCAGCCGAGTAGACCCATGATGTTGACGACCTCGTGCGCGATCGTCTGCCGAGCAGGGTTACGCGGGGTCGCCCACCGGGGCCGGGTTTCCACTCCCGCCGGTACCCCGGATCGCACCCACGATGGCGGCGAAGGCATCAGCACCGCCACCACCCCCGGATTCCTTCACGTCGGCGAGCACCTTGCGCATCGCCTCCACGGTCGACGCGAAGTAGCGCGCGTTCGTCGGGTCATCGAGAGATCGGGCGGCACGGAAGATCAGTTCATGGCGCATCCGCGTCGCAGCATCCGCCGCGTCGGGCATCGCCTCACGTGCCGCACGCTCGATCGGCGCGGGAGCTTCGAGCAGATTCAGCAGTTCCTCGGGCGACAGGCTGTCGCGGTGCACCCACCCGGCATCCCGGATCGCCGCCGCCGCGACGATCGACGCCGTCGCCGAATCGCCGCTCGCATCCCACAGCGCCTCATCGATCATCTGCGCGAGCTCGTCGTGCACCCCCGGCCGCCGCGTCGAGTACGCAGCGCGCACCCGTTTGTCGAAGTCAGGAGCCCCGACCTCGACCACCTGCGGACCCGTCGGGCGGGCCCGCTCGACGGGTCGCGTCTCGGGCTCAGCTGTAGGGCGCTTTTCGCGTGTAGGGCGCGCCCTCACTTCGGGTGCGGGCACCGTCTCGGCGACCGGTTCACCAGCCGCGGCGGCGCGCTTGCGCTCCCGGTACTCGGCCTGGTCTTTCGTCTTCCACGCTCGGCACTTCGCGCACCGACAACCCGCGCGATATCGCGGCCGGGTGCCGTGCTCGGGGGTCTTCGCCGCCACGGCGACCACCTCCGCTCTGCGCCCCTCTGACGCGTCGAGCCGAGGGCACGCATCCCAGCGCGACCCGAGGCCCGTTCGGCCGCGCACGGCCCCCTCCGCGCCCTACACGCCCTACACCCTCACGCCGAATGAACCGGGGAGAGGGATTTGGGAGCGGGGCGAGGGTCAGGAGCGTGCCGGGGGGTGGAAAAAATCGATCGAAACCCGGCGGGTGCCGGCGGCGGCAGGTGGGCCTGAGGCCGAAGCGTTCGCCGACACTCGTCAGGCTTCGATCAGTTCTCGTCTTCATTCACGGCTCGGTCACGACGACCAGCATTCGCCCACCGAGACGAGCGGGCACCACGCGGCAGCCGGGGCGTACGGTCACGCCTCCCCGCGTTACACCCATAATGAGCAGGCCGCAGGTTCCACAGATCCCACGTGCCGCCATCCTTCGCAGGCTTCACGTGGTCGAGCGACGGACCGAGCGGATGCCAGGGGCGCAGCCCATACCGGATCGGCCCCCGCGCACCACGGCACAGCCAACACTGCGGCGTATCCACCTCGGGCACCACGATCGCCAGCAGGCGCGCATACTCCGAAGCGCTGAGCTTCTCGGCGTAGTGAGGCATGGCATCCCCTCGCCCGCATGACCGAGCACCCCGGCCCCCGTCAGGCTTCGAAATTCCCCGGGCGTCGAACTTCGCAGCGGCCCCGGTGTCACACCCCCGGCGTACCGTTCGACGAATGGACCCACGACCAGGCGCGAGCCTCGGCACCGTCAACACTCACCACGAGCTCGCCTACCTGCGCGCAGGCAGCGACCCACCCTGGGAGCGCCCACACCGCGACGGCATCGATATCACCGACACCCCCGATATGTGGACGCCCTACCAGCGTGAACGCCGCCTAGCCTTCGAGGCCCGCGTCGCCGACTACCGGCAGCGCGGAATGATCTGAGTCCCTACGACACGTGGGCCAGCACGCCGGCCACGAACCAACCGTTACCGCTCCAATTGATCGACGTTCGCGGATCAGCCCCGATCGGGAGCATGAACGACGTCAGCCGGCGGAACGGCGCCCACCGGCGATATTCGTCAGCCGCGAGTGAGAATGCGGGACTCGACCCTGTGAACCCGTTCGGCGCGGTGTTGTTGTAAACGCCCCCGTATCGGACCCCCGAGATGTTCAGCGCCCCGGACGTCGAAGGCGAAGCGACCGCCCACCCTTCGAGCTCGAGCGTGAGCCGCACCCCGACCGGTACCGGGCGGTTCGTTTCCCGGGCGACGCCCTCGCCGAAGTCGAACGGCGTCACCGCCGCACACCACGCGAACGGGCACCCCACCGGAACCGAGGCATCCGTCGACCGAAGGGCACGGCCCGTCTGCGACATGCCTGCCGGATCGCGCATCAGCTGGGATCGAGCGACGACCGCAGCCCTCACGCCACACTCCACCCCGACGGGACGGCAATCGACGCAGCACCCGGTATCGCCACCCACTGATCACCGGTCCACAGGAGGTGCACCACGTCGAGTGCATTCGCCGCAGTCGACAACGTCACCGGCATGCCATACGGCGCGCCCGCCCCCTGCACGATCAGCGTGCGCCCGCCCGTAGCGTCCTGCCTGAGCACGAGCGTCAGGGTAAATGCGACACCCACGGACGGGGCTGCCAGCTTTAGCGTGACATTCCCGGCGAGGGTGCGGACGTGCGTAACGGGGGCAACGTCGGTGAGCGTGACCGTCCCCGACCACGATCCCCGCACAACCGCTGTGACGTCACCGTTCGAGCCCTGCGGCCCGGTAGCGCCCTGAGCGCCAGGTACTCCCTGCGGTCCGATTGGCCCCTGGGGGCCGGCGACACCGATGCCTTGCGGCCCCTGCGTCCCCGTCGCTCCCTGCACGCCACGAGGGCCGTCCGCGCCCTTGTCGCCACGCGGGGCCGCGTACACCGAGATATCGACGTCCGAGGAGACCACGCGCGTTTTCTGCGACGGACCGACCGGGATCGACGAGCCGACGGCCGCGCCGACCGACCCGTGCAGGAACGTGCGGCGACCGCCCGCGACCGTGCCCGACAGGGTCACCACGTCACCCCACGCGGCATCCGCGGTCTGCTCGGGCATGAACGTCATCGCGAGACGACCCTCGGCCGAGCGCGACGCATCGACCACGCCCACGTGCTCGCCGAGACGCACCTCGAACACCCACGCCGACAGGTCGACCGGTGCCTGCGTCGTCACCGAACGCACGTGCACCTCACGGAACCACGTATCCCCCGGGTACAGGTGCACCCCGACGACGAGAGGCTCGACAGGCGACGACTCGAACAGTTGCGCGGACACGGCGCCCCCTCTCAGTAGTGCGCGGGACCGCGCAACACGGTGGACGCGCGCTGAGCACGCTCCACCGACGACGCCGCCACCTCGGGCGGGTCCGCCTGCTGCACGACCAGCGCCTCGACGGGCGGCATCATGCGAGGCGGATCAGGGACGACCGCGAACGACACGACGTCGTCGAACGACCCCGTCACGACGCCGCGCCCCCTTTCAGGTACGACTCGAACTTCCCGGCCGTCTCGACGATGCTCTCGACCGAGTCGTTCAGCACCCGAGTCTCGAGCGCCTTCGTCAGAGCGAACGCGCGCACCGGATCGAGCTCAGCCATCAGACGACCTCGAGGTGCTGCACGCGCTGCCCGTCGAACGACGACGCCGCGACGTTCGGCTCGAACACCTCGACGAGCGCACGCGTCAGCGGCACCGTCACGAGCACCACGTCGAGCGACAGCCCTCGAAACTCGACGGCCGACGTCAGTACGTAGACCTTCTCGGCGGCCGGGAATGCGGCATACGCACCCGTCAGCACCTTGTGTCGGTCAACGTTCGGCAAGAAGGGCCAGAACACGGCAACTCGCAGCCCGGGCCGCTCATTGGCGATCACTGCCGGGCTCGCCTCCACCGGGCGCGTAGCATCCGCCGACTCGGCCGCCACCGTCGCGGCACGTGCCGCCGAGAATCGGGCGAGCACCGCGTCGGGAAGCCCGCCCACAGGCGGCGCACTCAGCGTGCCGGCGTTCACCATCTGCAGCGCACCGACCAGGATCGACGCGAGCACCGTCGCCACCTGCAGGATCAGAGACGACGTCGACTCGGACCACAGCGAGAACGTGAACCCGACGACACCGATCGCACCGCCGAGCGAGTAGATGATGCCGCGGCCAGTCGTGTTCAGCCACGTGAACCGGTCACCCGAGCGCAGCAGGATCAGACCGAGAGCGCCCTGCACGGCGAGCAGACCGGATGCCGACAGGTCGAGCAGAGCCGACGACTGCACGTCGGTCACCGCGCCGAGGATCACGAGCAGCGACGTCGCCGACGCGACCAGCGCCTGCAGCGCCTGCCGCCGCGCGTCCGTGAACCAGCCCGCCAGGCGGGTCAGGAAAGCCTTCATACGTCCATCTCCTCTTCGTCTTCGTCGTCGTCACAGTCGGGCTCGACCGTCGCCCACAGGCGGTCGTCAACCGCCGCGAGCTCCTCGTACTTCACATGCAGCCCCGCGACGCCCTCCTCGAGCCGCTGCGACGTCGCCGCCAGCGTCTCGACGGCCGCCTCGGTCCGTCTCAGCGCGTCATTCATCGACGTGCCGTGATTCGGGTGCAGTTCGTGGTGAACAGCCGCCATCGCCTCGTCCGTGCGCTCGATGAACGCCGGCAGCCCCTTGACGCTGTCCAGCACCTGCGCCGCCGTGATCACCCCGCGCGCGAACGCGACCACCCCGGACGGGATGCCACGCAGCACCGGCCACACCTTCGCGATGAATAGCCACGCGCCCCAGATCGCCGCGGCGACGGCCGCGAGCGTCGCGACCAACTCGCCGACGCTCAGCGCCGCAATCGCATCAACCACGTGGCCCCCTGACAGTCGTCGTGCGGGTCGACCGCCCGCGGACACCCCACACGAACGGCCGACCCTCTCACCACTCCCACCTCACAGGGAGACCAGAACCGGCGCCCCGCCGGGAAGAACTGCGCCCCGTGCCGCACGCCCGCGAAAGGATGGGCCGTGCATCCGAGCACGCGGCATCCGCCTGCGGCGCAATGCTCGACGACGTGCTCGACGCCGGCTACTTGTAGTGGCTGCGGCGGCGACTCGAGGCGAGCCCCCGACCCGGTCTATACACACGGTGTCGGGAAGCTTCAGGCGCGGGAACACTAAAGGCCCGAACCGATCGGTTCGGGCCCTCATGTCAACTATCGCGCGAGCTCAGCTTAACAGGCAGCCGCGCCACACGGAGGAGGTTTTAGGCCTTCGAGGCAAAGTCATCCCGTGACTCGACCATCTCGAGAACGCCTCGCGCTCCAGACGGTCGCCGAAGCTCGCGCACCCTCCACTTGCCATCGGTTGCACGCCCCCACGGCCAGCGGTGTAGTACCCATCTCTCGACTCGCACTCGCTCTCCATCGACCCGGAACCGCATCGCGCCGGTTCCCACCCCATATCGCCCGGCGTTCTGCCAGTGCATGACCAGAAAGAACGGGCTATCGGAGGCGAGTACAGCAGTGTCTCGATGCATCAGGCCGTCGCGCGCACTTAGCTCGAAAATTGAGTCTCCCAGCTGAACCGCGCCCCGTTTGTCCACTCGGTGGACAGAAACTTCGTGCATCGGGGACGCGCCAGCAACTCGGAAGGAGAATCGGACCGCAACCACGCCGTTTTCGTGAAAGTTCATCAGCACGCGGGTCTCGAAGACCCGCTTCTTAGGCGTCACCCACCAGTTCCGAGCCTCGAAATATGTGACAACTCCAGCGGCTGCCAGCGCGACTAGCGCTACCAACCCCGAGACCCCGCCCCATCCAGGCCATTCGATCCAAGTCACGCAGTCAGGCTATAGGTACTGGAGGACCACCGAACGGAGGGGCGTTTCAGCCCCACTCGAAAGACGTCGACTACGCTTTCTTGGCGAGCGCTGTCACCAAATCGAGCAGCTGGGCGGCCCCCACGTTGTCTTCAGAGACCTCGCTTCCCTTCTCGGGCGGGCCACTGAGCACCCGGCGAGCGAAAGCTCGATAGATCTCGACTCGCTCAACCTCCGCGATCGGCTCGACGAACGCCGGGAACGACTTCATTTGCACCTCCAGGCTCTTCGCCCAGTTGTAAACGCGTCGATGCTGTCCGGCCTGACGAGCGAAGTACGCGGCCAAAGTACCCGCCGCCGCCACGACAGCGAGGCGGTAGGTGAGATGCGACCAATCCCCGGGCTCGATCGGACCGAACGCTATGGCGGCTACCAGAGCGCCGAGGACGCCCACGATCGCAAGCACCCGAAACGACTCTGCAGCCTTTCGTTCTTGCCTCGCGTACGTGCTGAAGTGGGTAGCGAGCGAAGAACTCCCCGAGACTCCGGCCGACTTCTGAGCCTTCTGCGCAGCCGACGCGGCGACTTCAGCAGACCGACGAACGTCCTCCAAGATTCGATCGCGCTCATCTTCCAGCGAATAGCTGTCGAGCAAGAGGTTGGCACGCTGAGCCACAGACGGCAGGGGTTCCGCAATCTCCCGGAGGTCCGACCAGTTCACATTCTCGGGCGGGAAGGCCATCCAGTTTATGGTCGCCATCGCGCTGTGCTTCACCCAATCCAACACCGCAACGTTATTGGCTCGCTTCAGAACTTCGCGCAATTGATCGAGGGTGTTATTCGCGCTCGTATTTATCGGCCCATCTACCAGATGGGTGGGCCATCGCAGATCCGCCGTCACGACTATCTGCTCGATGATTCGTAAGACTTCCGAGGCAATCGACCTGACTTCGTCCGCCAACCGCGCCGATTCCAACTCGGCCCGAAACCGGTCTATACGACTTCTGAGAATCTGGGCATTGTGGTCCACAGCCACACCCTAACCGCCGCTGTCGGATACACACCCCACTTGGTGTTCGAGCAGCTGCCACAGGGCGGCGGGCTGCCCGAGCACTGTGCCGGGCGCGGCGAAGGTCTCGCCGCACCCGCACTCGTGTTCGGTGACGCTCACGCGGCGTCAGCCTCGGCGTATCGGCCGCCCTCGCCGCGGACATTCTTCGCCGCCGCCATGCGTTCCTTCGTAGCGAGCAGCGCCGACTCTCGGTAGAGCGGCGTCTTACGCCCGGCGACATACGGTGACGTCTCGGGCACGATCTCGCCCGCCTTCGCCCACCGCTGCAGCGTGCGCAGCGACCCGGCGACGGCCGCGGCCTGCGCCCCGCCGAGCAGCCGGTCGCCGTGCTCCGCGATAGGCGACGCCGTCGACTCGTCGAACACCCGCTCGGGCCGCAGAGCACGGGATGCCGTCACCGCCTCCTCGGCCGGCTGCTCCCGACGCTCCGCGCCCCACTTGTCCAGCGCATCCTGCACCGACCACGCAGCCCGCACGCCGTCTTCGTCGGCCGGATGCCGCTTGAGCAGCAGCGCGTACAGCGAGATCACGTCGTCTTCGTCGGACAGCCACTCGTCGAGATGAGCGAGGATGCCCGCCGCCGCGGCCTCGGCGTCGTCGAACGCCTCCGCGGCATCCGACCGCGGCCACCCGCCCGACGGCGACCACCGCCACAGACCCTTCTGCAGAGCCTCCGACGCGTCGATGAGATCGGCGGATGCCGGGGCGGGCGCCTCGGGCGACGCCGACCCCGTGCGACGCGCGCGATCCTCGTACACGATCGCCGACGTCGGATCGATGAGCGACCGCATCCGGCCGATGAGATCAGCCGCCTGCCCCAGCACGTACCGGAACCGGCCCCGGCACTTCGAGCACACGAGCGTGCCACCGGCCGTCGGCTCGGCCGCGCACCCGTCGCACGGGAACGCGTACTCCCGGCCGTCGTAGACCATGCAGTCAGCGAAGTGCACGCCCTGCTGAGCGCACCCCAGAACACACCCCGTCATCGTTTCCCCCCTCTCTTCCTCGCGGCGTACGCCACCAGGAAATCGATCTGCCACGGCAGCAGCTGCACCCCCAGCGACTCAGCGACCGCCACCCACTTGCGCTCCTCGCGGCGACGGCGACGCAGCGCCCGCGCGGCCCGGCGCTCCTCACGTGTGCAGCCCATCAGAACGGCATCTCCCCGCCCGAGGCATCCCACGCGCCCGAGTCCTCGACCGGGGCGTCATATGGTGCCGACGACGGCCGCGCACTCGACAACCCACGGGAGGCCGCGCGCGTCACCTGCGCCGTCGCATACCGCAGGGACGGGCCGATCTCGTCGACCTCGAGCTCGAGCGACGAACGATTGTTGCCCTCGCGATCCTGGTAGCTGCGCTGCACGAGACGCCCCGTCGCGACGACTCGGGCACCCTTCGTCAGCGATCCGGCGATGTGCTCGGCGAACTCCCGCCAGGCCGAGCAGCGGAGGAACAGGGGCGTCCCGTCCTTCCACTCGTTCGCCTGCCGATCGAATGCGCGCGGCGTGCTCGCGACGGTGAAGTTCACCACCGGCAGCCCGTTCTGCGTGTGCCGCGGTTCCGGGTCGGCGGTCAGGTTGCCGACGATCGTCAGCGTGGTCTCTCCGGTCATGCCGTCCTTCTCTCGTTTCGTTCTCTCCACCCGGCGGCCCACTTTGCGAGCCGTCCGCGTTCCTTCTCCTGCATCTCGGCGATGAACCGGTCAGCATCCGCCACCGCGGCCAGGTGCCGTTCCCGGGCCGCCTGCCGCGTCCGGCCCGCCGCGAGGTTCTGCGCCCGGTGAAGCTCCTGCTGCACCCGGTCGGTCTCGGACCCCGGCCGCTCCCGCATCGCGACGGCGAGCGTCGGGCCGGCCTCTCTCAACGCGGCGCGCCTGTTGACGGGCCAGTCCCACCCGTCACCACTCCTCGCCGGGCTCATCCGTCTGCGCCTCCCACGCGGTCACCCGGTCGGTGTGCCGCTGCTGCTCCACCCAAAGGTCGTGTTGTCGGCGAGCCGTGCCGCAAGGTCCGCAGGCTCCAAACCGACCGTTTGGATGGTCCGGGCAACCGATGGGCGGGGCATCCATGAGCAGCGGTCGCCGCGGCGGCGCGGCCCTCTCGGCGCGCTCCCGCCACGCGGCCCACTCGCCGTCTCGCTCTGCCTGCTCGGCACGCACCCGCGCCTGCGCCCGCTCCCTCGCGCCCTCTCCCCCCATAGCCGCGGAATTCCTCGGAACCCCGAGCGGCGGGGGCGGCGGGATCTCCGACGTCGCCCCGCGGGTATCCGCCTTCAGCGGACGCCGCAACGCCAACACCTCGGCCCCCTCGTGCTCGTACCGCACCAGGAACCCCGACTCCTCGAGCATCAGCACGTGCAGAATCACCTGCTCCGTCGCCGCCTCCCCCGGGTAGATCGCCGCGGCTATCAGTTCCGGCACCAGCAGGCACCGCCCATCGACGTCCGTCGCCTTCGTCCACAGACCCAGCGCGGTCGGCTTCGCCTCGTGCGGCGCCCGCAGGTACCCCACGAACTCGAGATCCGCCCCGCTGATCCGACGCTGAACGCTCCTCGTTGACACCCGTATCGCTACCTCTCGCAAAACCCTTGAAACACAGATCGACGGCCAACTGCACGTAGTGCTCGGGCACGCTGAAGCACTCCGTCCAGCCGCGGCCGTAAGGCATCAGCGACCACGCGTCGAGCTCAGAGTCGAACGCGTCAGGGAACCAGCGGCGAAGCTCACGCAACGCCTCCCGCTCCCACGTGGCATCCGTCCCTCGAGCGAGCACGAGCACGTGACCACCGGTCGACGTCATCGCGTCGATGCGACCCCACTGCGACGTGCGCCCGACCTTAAGCACCGCCCACTCGGGCCAGTAAACGACGTACGTCATCGCGAACCGAGGCATCACGAGCAGCGCTCGATCGAACGCATGGCGCTCACCGCGCGGCTCCCGGTAGGTTCGCTAGATGGCATCTGAGATCCTTTCCAACAACCCCTTCGGCGCAGAGAGTCTCGAGCAGGCGAAAGCTCTGATCGAGCAGTGTCAGGAAGAACTCCCTCGCGCGATGGGCACGGAGGGGCACATCGTGACCGACAAGCAAACGGAGCGCATTCTGCGCGTGCTCCGCATCCTCACCCAGCAGATCGAGCACCTCCGAAACGCAACTGATAACAATCACGGCATCCACTGACGTACTCACCGCCCCCGGGCCGTTCGCATCTGTGGAGGGACCGGGGGCAGCCCAGCCCGAACTCTGTGCGCCTTGTGCGGCTCGGTCACCTTCGAGCAGAGCCCGGCTGCGTCGAGACGTAGCGTGCCCTGCCCGCACAGCTTGCACTTCGGATAGTCGGCCTGCATCCGGTCGATTCGTGCCGACGTCGCCGCCCACTCACGGCGCAGGTGCTCCGTCCGGCGGCCGTCGACCTTCGAACCGGCGTCATCCCATCCGCCGCGGGGCAGGGCGGCGACCTCGGGCGAGCAGCATCCGAGCTTGCACCCCTTCGTCACGACGCCCACCGCTCCTCCTCCTGGCCGGCGACCCACTGCCGCTCGAACTCCGCATACGTCACCCGCGGATACTCCTCCCAGTGCTCGACGAGCTCGGGCGACGCGTACGCGTACGCCCGCACCGCCGGCCCCATGAACAGCGACACCGCGTCGACCTGCGCCCGGCGTCCGCGCTCGTTCAGCAGCGCGCCGTTCGTCGCGACCTCCGCACGGGTGTACGCCGAATGCAGCACCTCGTCGAACGCCTCCCGGCACTCGCGCCACACGGCGAACGCCTCCGAAATCACGCTCACGCGGCACGCTCCACCACCTCGGGGACGGCGCGCAGCGCGGCCGGGGCGAGCAGTTCGTCGATGATCGCCCCACCCATGAGAGGCGGGACCGCGTTGCCGATCTGCAGGAACTGCTTCCCCTTGCCGCCCTGGAACGGGAAACCCTCGGGGTAGGACTGCAACACCGCGGCCTCGCGCGCTTCGAGCGTCATCGACCCGGGCCGGTTCTGACGAGACACGCCACCCTTGACGAACTCAGAACGCCCCGGGCCGCCGAGACGCGGGTCAGCGACGATCGTCGTCGCCGGTCGTTCGAACGCCCAGCGCATCGACCTTGCCGTGCTCGTCATCGTCAGGGCGGGCGTCTCCGGGGAGCGCACCGCGTAGTCGCCCCCCATGACAGTCTGGTTCGACACGAGCCAGCGACCGGCTTCCTGCTCTCCACGAACAGCCGCCCATGCTCCCGTGCCGCCGAGGGCTGCCCCGCGCGCTCGGTCGCCGCCGGCAACTGTCGGATATGGGCGGGCCGTCATGCCCCAGCCGAGCGCCTCAGCCATGCTGACCCACGGGAGCACGCCCACGTCCAGTCGGTGCGGCTCGCGTTCGTAGTAGCGAGAGTGCGTGGGCGTCGGTGGGGCCGCGTCGATGCCGTCGGCGCGAGCGATGAGCACGGCGCGGCGGCGGGTCTGCGGCACGCCGTACTGCTCGGCGCGGATGATGCCGACCCACACCGAGTAACCCATGTCGCGCATGACCGCAGCGCACACCTCCCACACCGGCAGCACCGGGGGCACCTGCTCCCACGTGACGAACATGGGACGGTCACGGTGCACGTGCGCGAGGGGCGTCAGCACCAGGGCGGTGCGGTCGTCAGTCTCAGCGCCGAGCGCGCGCAGGCGGGCGGGCTGCTCGTAGGCGCGGTCGTCGATCGCGCGCAGCACGTCGTCGAGCGCCGCGCGGCCCGCGCCCTTCCCCGCCAGGCTGAAGGACTGACACGGGGGCGACGCGATCTGCAGGGAGTGCGCGAACACGACCGGGTCGTCAGACAGCAGGCCGTCCCACACGTCGTGATAGATCGTCTCCATGCCCGCCGCGGCGCGCGACGCGCGAGCCTCGGGCATGATCTCGACGCCACCCTCGCGAATGCCGCGGGCCTGCAGGGCGACGCCCCAGCCGGTGCCTGCGAACAGATCGAGTGCCACTACTTCAGCGGTCATGCCGCCATCTCCTCTTCGTCGGGCTCGTCGGCAGGCGTGTAGCCGCCGTCGTTGTCGAGCCGCACCCACCCGTGCAGGGCGTGCAGCAGGGGCACGTCGACCGGGCGGCGGATGCCGATCCGGGACACGCTGAAACCGAGGCGTTCGGGCACCTCTTCGCGGGTGACCTTGCCGTGGCATCCGGTCGTGCCGGTGCCGCACAGAAGGACACCGTTCGCCGCGAGGGCGAGATGCGCGCGGGGCTGCACTCGGCCCTTCCGGGCGCGCTTGACGCCGCCCATGCCGCGGTCCTCGCGGTGATGCAGCGACCACCCGTGCTCGAAGGGCTCGGCCCGGAACTCCCACACGAGCCACTCGCCGCAGAGCGCGCACCGACCGGCGTCGCGCTCCCAGATCATCGCGACCGTCGCGGCCTTGAACTCTGCCGGGCCGGTCACGGTAGCACCGCCGCACCGTAGAGCATGGCGATCACGACGAGACCGAGCGCCAGCACGCAGCCGAAACCCACGGCTGCGGCGACGTCGCGACACACGGCCGCCGCGCCGACGAGCCCGGCGGCGACGACGATCGGCACCAGGCACAGGATGAACGCACCGATCATCGGGAACCCCCGCGGGTTTCGGGCGCGACCAGGCGCGGGACGTTCGGTGCGGGCGGGCGCGGCACGGGTGCCGGCATCGCGGCGGTCTCGATGCCGCGGTCTCGGCGGTGCACCTCGGCCGCCTCCCACGGGAGCGCGGCGACCGCCGCCTCGAGCTCGGCCGCGACAGCGTGCGAGATCCGCGGGGCAGGCTCCCCCTCGGCGGGCTCGGACGCCACGGGCGCCGAGTGGCGAGCACGGGGCTTGCCGGGGTCGGGGCGGTCGCCGATCACGTCAGCGAAGGCGCGGGCGAGCGCGGCGCGCAGCACGTACGACTCGAGACGCTCCGTGGGGTTGGCCTCCCAGATGTCACACCAGCGGCGACCGTCGTCCGTAAGCGCCGTCTCACCCGGGATCGCCTCGACCCAGCGGCGATAGACGACGGTCTCGACGTCGTCGCGGCGCACCGTGGCGCGTGCGGCGACGGGCGGCTCAGTGTGCAGCCACAGCGGCACCCACACCTCTCCGTCGGCGGTGAACTCCACCGGGTCGATCTCGAGGCGCGACCCCGTCGACAGGGCCAGGCGCGTGTAGTCGGCGAGGGTCTGCGCGACGTCGTCGACCGGGTCGGGCGGCGCGGGCCGCTCAGCGCCACGCACGCGCGAAACTCGCGTGTCGACGGGGATCTGAATGTCATCGAGAGTCGTCATGTCGTCAGCCCTCCCAGGCCTTCGTTGTGGTCGTAGACCGCCCAGTTCGGCGGGATCGCGATCTGCAGTTCCTGCGGGTAGCCGGGCCACTCGCCCGACTCGATGCCGGCGGCGAACCGGCGGCGAGCCTCGGCGGCCCCGGCGTAGCCCATCTCGAGGTACTCGCGGCCGAGCACGTACGTCGCCGTGAGGTAGGGCGGTTCCTTTTCGACGACCACGAACACGAACTGATCGACCTCACCGCCCGCTGCGGCGAGCGTGTCGAGGTAGTGGCCGACCTGGACGTGATAGCCGAGCTCGGCGACGGTCTTCGAGAACTTCACGGGCGTTGCCAGACCGTGCTTCGTCTTCAGGTCGACGGCGAACCGGCGGCCCGACCCGGTGCCGAGGTAGTCGAATCGGCACCGCTGCTCGATACCCGTCTCGGCGTCGCGGGAGAACACCGACAGTTCGGCGTCGCCCTCCTGCTCGAACATGACGCGGGCCATCGCGTGCGCCAGCACCGATTCCGCCATCGCGTTCACCTCTGCGATCTCGGGTGCTTTGAGCGGGATCGCGTTCGACTTGCGGGCCGCGGCGACCCAGTCTTTTGCGGCGACGCTCGAGATCGCCCGGTTCGGCCCCGACAGCAACTCGTCCGGGATCTCGACGACGTCCCACCCGGTGCCGAGCACCTTCGCGTGGACGGCCGAGCCGACGTCATACGCCTTCTTGTGCGGCGGCTTGTTCTGCATCCAGTGCGCGAACCGGGCGGGCGCCTGCAGCAGCTGCCGCGCTCCGGTCGACGACAGCGCCGAGTGCGCGTGGTAAACCACCTCGTCGAGATCGGGCACGAACCCCTCGAATGCCAGACTGCGCTCGAGCGTCTCGCCGAGCGTCACGATCTGCGCGCTCACGCCAGGCTCCCCGGGCGCGACAACGTCGGCGCTCATACGCGACCTCCCCGACTGCGACGGTCGCGCCACCAGGCGACGGCCAGCCAGGCGCAGAGCGCGCCCGCGATCGGTAGCCCCAGCTGCGGCGGGAAGTAGTCGGGGACGGTCACGAGCAGGCCTCCGCAGCCTCGGCGAGTAGAGCCCCGCATTCGGCGCAGACGATGTTCAGTTCGTCGTCGATAGTGGACTCGCGCGGAAAGCACTTGCAGCCGATGGGCGTGTTCATTTCGACCTCCTGCGGTCGGTTTCGGGCAGCACGGAACATCGGCCGTGTCGCCGAGATGGTGAGAGGTGGGGGTTAGCGGGCGAGTGCCCAGATTTCGGCGCGGCGGGTGCCGGTCGGGCCGGGCTTGAAAGACGGGGTGCGGGTCAGCCACCGTTTCCGCTCGAGCTCGGGGCAGCAGGACCGCAGTCGCTGATCCGAGTAGGTCGATCCGAGGCGACGGCCCCAGGCGACGACCTCGTGCTCGGCGAGGGCCGTCACACCCTCCTCGCGGGCGATCTCGAAGATGGCGAGCACTTCCATCTGCGATCGGGCGAGATCCGTGTCGGCGACCGCCTCGGCCGAGGACACCGGGTCGGCGTCGCGAGTGCGCAGCGTCTGCCCCATCAGGCCACCGCCTCACGGTCGTGACGATCGGCGTACCGGTCGACGCGATCGAAGCGCTTCGCCGCCACACGGTTGCGGGCGATCCGCTCCTCACGCTCGGTGCGGACCCGGCGGCACTCGAGCGCCTTCACGACCGGCATCCCCGGGATGGCGAGCGTGCGCCGCGTGCCGCTCATGCCTCGAGCTTCCGAGTGAAGCCGTGCGTGCGGTTCGCTGCCTGCTCGGCGATGACACCCGCCAGCAGGCGGGCGGCACTCTTCGAAGCGTTCGCGTAGGCACGCTCCCACCCGTCAGCGGCGAGCACGCTGTGCACGGTCGCGAGCGCCATACGGTCACGCTCGACGCGCAGCGCCTCATCGTTCAGCGACTGAGCCGCGGCATCCGCGAGTCGCTGCGATCGGGCGAGCACCTCGCGGTGCGTCGGCGCGACCGGCGCGGGACGGTGCCCCATCGGGCGGGACTCCTCGACGACGGCGCTCACGCGGTCACCGCCTCTTCGGGGAACCCCACGTAGGCGAGGCGGGAGAGCAGCGCCCGGGAGAGCGCGAGCGTCTCGGCCGCCGTGAGGTAGCGGACCCCGTCACGCTGCTGCATGACGACGACGCGCTGCCCGTCGATCGTGGTCGTGTCGATCGTGAACGTGTCGCTGTCGAACGATGCCTCGACGATGAGGGCGACAGGACGCTCGACGGTGGGAACGGTATCGGTGTTGCGGTCAGGCATGTGCTGCCCCTTCAGGTGAGGTGGTTTGTGACGCCGCGGCCTGCGTCGGGTCGGTGATTCGCTCTCGCATCCACGCGTCGAGGTCGACGGGATAGAAGACGTTCAAGCGGCCTTGCTTGAATTTGCGCGGGCCTTGGTCCGCGGCGAGGAGGTTTCGGAAGGTCTGATAGGCGAGACCGCTATACGTCGCGGCCCCTCGTGTGGTGAGGACGGGGCCGCCGCGGTCAGAGGAGCCGGTCACGATGCCACCGCGTGCGCGGGCTCCTCTGCCCGCCGCAGCAGTTCTTTTGCGTCCATGCCGAGCCACATCGCGACAGCCATCAGTTCAGTGACGCTGAACGCGACGGCCCCGCTCAGGCGGCGTCCGGCGGTGTGCGCGGTGATGCCGAGCACCCGCGCCATCTCCCCCGCCGTGCGCTTTTGCCGTGCCATCTCGGCCCGCACCTCGCCCGCCAGGCGCTGCTCGGCGGCCAATCCGACTGCTGCGTGATTTGTCATGTGACGAGAATGAATGACTTGTCATGCGCTGTCAAGCTAGTCATGCGTATTGACTAAAAATCATGCAGCGGACATACTCAGATCCCGTGGACAACTACTCTCAGCGCCTCGCCGACGCTCTCGTTTCCGAGATCAAAGCCGAGATGGGCCGACAGGATCTTTCTTCCCGCGCCCTCGGTCGTCTCATCGGCGAGACCTCTCAGTACATGTCAATGCGCCTCGACGGAGGAAACCCCCGCACGGGCGAGCGTGTGACGCTGAACGTGCGCGACCTCTATTCGATCGCGAGCGCGCTCCACATCGACCCCCTAGACCTGATGAGCAGAGCGCAGCGCGTCGCCAGCGAGGCCACCAACGTGACCCCTTTCCCGGCCCGCAATTTCGGAACCCCCACCGAAGATGACATGTACCTCGCCGCCCGCGCCGCCGACCACGAACCCACGGACGAACAGCCCTCATATGACGACCCCAGTTGACCTCCACCTCCTCGACTTCGCCGACGCGATCGGCGTCACGATCGAGTACGTGCGCATGCCCGCTGACCGCGACGGGATCTATGACCACGACTCACGACGCATCCGCCTGCGCCGCGGCATGTCAGCCCGTCACCACCGGTCGGTGCTCGCGCACGAGCTCGGGCACGCGGCATTCGGGGACTCCCCAACCCGCTTCGGCCCCGTGCACGCGAAGCAAGAGCGCCGCGCCGAGGAATGGGCCGCGCTCCGCTTGATCGACCTCGACGATTACCGGCACCTCGAAGCCGTGCACGCCGGCCACCCCGGCGCGATCGCGGTCGACCTCGACGTCATGCGCAGCACGGTCATCGCGTTTCAGGGGCTGCTCGAGCGTCTCGGCGACAGCGTCTACATGCGACCGCGCATGGGCGCCGGAATGTGGGAGCGACGCGAGGGCGTCGCCTGATGGCTCGGCCGCCGCTCGAACTCGAGACGTGGGGGCGCATCCGCCGCATGACGGTGAAGGGCAAGCCGACCGCGCGCGCCTACTATCGGGATTCCGACGGCGTCACGCGGTCGATGGACCGGCAGGGGAAGACGCCCGCCGAAGCCGAGCGAAATCTCGTGCGGGCGCTGAAACAGCGCCTGGCCCCCGCGAGTGACGATCTCACCGCAGACACGACCGTCTCCGACCTCGCGACGCGTTGGCTCGAGTCCCGCACGCGCCTCGCCGAAGGCTCGGTGCGGATCTATCAGAACGCCATCACGAAGCACATCGCCCCGGGCCTCGGCAGCGTGCGCCTGCAGGAGTGCAGTGTGCCGCGGCTGGACCGGTTCCTCGTCGCGCTCGCGCGGTCGTCCGGGCCGGGCACCGCGAAGACGACGCACGTCGTGCTGAGCGGAATGTTCACCCTCGCCGCCCGACACGGGGCCGTGCGCGCCAACCCGATGAGCGACGTCCCCGCACCCGAGCGCGCGAAACGGACAGCGCGAGCAGCCGCCCCCGACCGCTCGGCGGTACAGGGCATCCTCGACCGCTTCGAGCAATGGGACGCCGGGGCAGAGCCTCGCGACGCGAGCAATCGTCGGCCGCGCCGGGCGCGCGCGAGCGACCTCGCCGACACGGCGAACATGTTCGTCGGCTCGGGCATGCGCACGGGGGAAGTCTTCGCGCTCCGCTGGGATGCGCTCGACCTCGTCGCGCAGCGGGTCATCGTTCGTGGCACGATCGCGCAGGATCGCGACGGGAAGATGTTCGTGCAGGAAGTGACCAAAAGCGACGCCGGTTATCGTGAGCTCGAGCTACCTGCCGAGACGGTCGACATGTTGATGCGGCGGCGGGTCTCGTCGTTCTCGCAGTTCGTGTTCCCCTCGAGCGTCGGCACGTTCCGGCATCCGAACAACTACCGCACGACGTGGCGGGATGCCCTAAAGGGCACAGCGTGGGAGGGGGTGACGCCGCGCAGCTTCCGCAAGACCGTGGCGACCGTCGTCCGCGATGAGCTCGGGATCGAAGCCGCGCGCGATCAACTCGGCCACGAGGAGACGAAGACGACGGAGCGCAGCTACGCCGACGAGATCCACCGCGGCCCCGCCGCAGCATCCGTTCTGTCGAAACTGCTCGCACGAAAACCGTGAGTAAATCGTGAAACGGCCCCGCACCTCGATTGAGATGCGGGGCCGTTTTCTGATCTGACCTGCGTTTTATGGTGCCGGCTACAGGACTTGAACCTGCAACCCCCGTATTACAAGTACGGTGCGCTACCAATTGCGCCAAGCCGGCTAGCCGCGGAATTCCGCGGGACTATCGAATTCGGGAGCGGGTCACCCCGCATAAACCCCGCGCATTCATTTCGTCAGGATCGAGTCTACGGCGTCGGCCGCGCGGCTGCCGCCGACCGTCTTCGACATGTAGACGGTCTGGGTGAGCGCCGGGTTCGTGTGCCCGAGGTACTCGGCGATGTCGCGCGCGGTGAGCCCGGCCTGATCGAGCAGAGTCGCCATCGTCTTGCGGAAGGCGTGGAACGTGTACCGGTCGGGAAGCTCGAGACGCTCGCGGGCGTCTGCCCATTCGCGAGCAGCAGCGCGCGGGTCACGGGCCCGGCCGAGGATGGTCGGGAACACGAGGCCGTCATCGTTCGGGCCGCCGCGCACCCGCCGCGCCATCAGCATCGCGACGACCGTCGACGAGACCCGGATGCGGCGCTTGCCGGCGTTCGTCTTCGACTTGCGGATCTCGACGATGCCGGCGTCCAGGTCGACGTCGGGCCAGGCGAGCGCACAGCCCTCACCGATGCGGACTCCGGTCCCGGCGAGGAAGACGACGAGGTCGGCCATGTCCACCTCCTGCAGCCGGGCGTCGCCGCGCACACGGTCGAGGATGCCGGGCAGGTCCGAGATCGGGATCGCGACCGAGCCGTGGGAGCCGCTCGACGTCGTCGCCTCGAGCTCGCGCACGGGGTTGCTCTTGATCGCCTCGGAGCGCGCGGCGACGCCCATCATGCCGGAGAGGACGGCACGGGCTGTCTTCGCGGCGCCCGGACCACTCTCGGCCGCGATGGCGTCGAGGAGGCGCTGGAGCCGCTGGGGGCCGACCTCGGAGACGGCGAGGTCACCGATGCGCGGGACGATGACGTTCCGGACGATGCGGGTGTAGTCGGCGAGCGTGCGGGGCGCGATCTTCGTCTTCGACTCCAGGAACCGCTCGCCGAGGTCGCGGACGCGGGTCTCGCGTTTGACCTCGGTAGCCGTCGACGCGGTGATCGTCGTGAGCGCCTGCCGTAGCTTCGCCGCGGCCTTCGCCTCGCTCTCCGCGAAGCGCTCGACCTGCCGCAGCTTGCCATCATCGAACCGATATCGGGTACGCGCACGCCACAGATCGTGTCGCTTGCCGGGCTCTGCGACGACCCGCAGCTTGGACCGGTCGCCGTCCCTCGAGGCATACTCCACCGCCTGGACG